AATATCCTAATCCGCTGCAAGACACCATTGTTTTATGTCTAGAGTTAAATAAATCGTATATTTACATAGACAATGAATGGGTGCTAATGACTGATGATGTGGTTAAAAATACAGGGTCACTTGCGTTAAAGCAAAATAAAACACACATCGGACCAACCGCCCCACTGGACCCTACTTATGGCGACGAATGGATTAAAACTTAATAATATAAAAAAATAACAAAATGGCAGCAGGTAAATTTAAAATGTATGACTTCGCTAAGAAGTATTTAGCAGACGGGACGTTTGATTTAGACGACACCGCAAATTGGAAAATGGCACTTTTCACAAGCGCATCAAACGCAAACACGCTATCAGTTGGGACTGGTGTATTTGGTGACTTAACAAATGAACATGCAAATGCAAACGGATATACAAGCGGAGGCGTTGCTGTCACAGGTGTTACTTGGACAAAATCTGGAGCTACATTAACATTCGATAGCGACAACTCTGTGTGGACAGCGTCTGGTGGATCTATAACAGCAAGGTATTGTGTTCTTTATAAAGACGCAACTGTTAACTCGATAGTAAAACCTTTATTGTTAGTGTGTCTTATGGACACGGCTCCTGCGGATGTTACTGCAACCGATGGCAACACGTTAACTGTTCAGATAAATGCAAGCGGAATGTTTACTTTAACTGGTGCTGACGTAGACTAATGGCAATAACAACTTTAGACGGAGCCATTGCAGGTATGCAAAAGCCCGAGTATATAACAAAGGCGGTTACAGGAACGATGGTTGCAGGCCGCCCGCACTCAATTTTTTACCAAGCAGGTATGCCTGGAGCAGCCGCCGCTAATAGTTCCGGAATGGCTGGCGCCGCGTTAACTACGTATGCTGGTCAGATTCCATTTACAAACCCATCAAGTGGTAATGCGTATTTGGCAAGATTTCAGGGACAGGCAACCATCGCAGGGACTTTATTGTTATGCGATAGATTATGGCATCAGTCAGGCATTTCCGTTACAACGACAACGGCGCAAACAATAAATAGTGTCGCGTGGCCAGCGAGAGACAAAAATGCCTCAACAAATGGAGATGGTGTTTTGATTGGGCTAGAAGTAACAGCTACAGTTGGCGCTGGAGCGTCAACGCCGACGATAAGTTACACGGATCAGAGTGGAAATTCAGGAGCCACAGGCGCAATGGTGGTGCCTTATGTTGCATCGTCTATTCAGGGTACATTTTACCCTTTTAGTTTAGCTGCTGGCGACACAGGTGTAAGGTCGGTGCAATCTGTTACGCTTGGCGTATCAATGACAAGCGGATCTGTTAATTTAGTTGCTTACAGGGTGCTTGCGTCATTAGAGCTTACAGGGGCTAATATACCTAATGCGCTCGACGTTATAACAGGAGGATTTCCTCAAATGTATAACGATACTGTTCCTTTTTTAATATTTATCCCAAGCACAACCACAACATCAAATATTAGCGGTCAGGTTGTTTATGCTCACGGTTAATGGCTGTAACAGGAGACGGAAAATATCCGAATCATGGAGGCTGGCTTAAAGGCAGAGGCAGAGGCAGAGGCATAAGCTCTTTAATAAAAACAAACGCAGGTTATCAGATATGGAATGATTGGTTTTTTCCAATAACATCATCGCCTGTAGTTGTTTTGTCATTAGCAGGGGCATTATCTGTTAGTGCTTTTTCTCCAACAATTTCTGTTTCTGATAACAAAAAAGTACTGCCGAATACAGGTAATTTAGCCGCAACAGGCGTGTTGCCGCAAGTCACCGCAACAGATCACAAAACAATACACCCAAATAATGGTGAAGCTTTTATTAATGGGCAACGACCGGAGCTAGCTTTATCTCAAAATATAAAAGTAAGAGCGCGTTTAGGTGAAGCATTAATTACAGCTATTTCACCATCCGTCGTTGTTTCAGATAACAAAACAACACAGCCATCTGTTGGGTCCGCGTTGTTTACAGGAGCGTCTCCGTTAATTAAGCTTAATATAAGTATAAACACTCAGTCGGGTCAATTAAATGTCTCCGCTTTAAATCCAACAATAAACGTTTCAAATAACATCATCTGCTTATTAGTCAAAGGTAATGTTGTTTTAAGTGGGATTACTCCCGTCGTTTATATTTCTGATAACAAAAAAGTACAAGCACAAGGTGGTGATTTATTATTAAATTGTTTTGCGCCACAAATAGAAGGAGGCGCAGGGCTTAATGTAAAACCTCAAAAAGCAAACGTTTTTATTAATGGAATAACACCTTCTGTAATCGCATCAGATTTAAAGATAATAACGCCAAATAAAGGCAATTTAATTGTTACAGGAATCAAGCCACAAATAATAAGGAGCGGTGAGCTTTATTATTATGATGGAGCTAGCTGGGTAAGAGTCTTAAATATAAATGTTTATCTTTAATCCTTTGGCCTTGGCTTTCTCATTTTTTCGGAATACGAGTCCCGAATTTCACGGAGCTTTGGTTTTAATAGTGTGCCAAGTGATATTCCTGTATTTGCAGCAATATTCTCAAGATCTTCTTTGATGTCCTTTGGAACATTCGTGATTCTGATTTCGTTTTGTTTTGCCATCGACTACAAATATATATTTTTTCCATTATAAATGGAATTTTTTTTTTAAACATTTTTTACCTTGTTATTTTTACGGTTATTATGCCAAAAGAAGTATTATTATACGGTCCAATTTACTCTGAAACATCGGCTTTATTTATCAATGCGGTGAATGAAGTTGAGGGTGAAGAGCTGGTTGTGCGTATAAATTGCGAGGGCGGATCACCTGAATATGGGTGGGGAATGATCAATAAATTTAAGGAGTTTGCTGGCAAAAAATCAGTAATGGTTGACGGGCAAGCTTATTCAATGGGCACTTACTTTTTGGCTTATGCCGAAAAAGGCTCAGTTACCGGGACAGACGTTTCTCAATACCTTATTCACCGCGCGGCGTATTCTCAATGGTTTGAACAAAGCCCTGAGTACTTTACAGACGCGATTAAACAAAACTTAGTTCAGATCAATAAATCTTTACAAGCGGCACTTGAAGCGCGAATCGATGTTGAGGCATTTGAAAACCTTAAACAAGTAAAGGATAAAAATATTAAATTTAAAGACATCTTTTCTCTTGAGAGCAGAATCGATGTTTTTTTAAATGCTGCTGATGCGAAAAAAATCGGATTAATTGACAAAGTGATCAAGTTAACTCCGCAAAAAGCAGCAGAAATGAACGCTTACTCTGAGCGTGTTGCGGCTAAATTTATTGTTTCGCCGACTGCAGAAATAGAGAACCCATCCACACAAAACCAAAAACCCAAAAATAAAATGACAATCGATCAATTAAAAGCTGAACATCCTGATTTATTTGCGCAGGTTGTCGCTTTAGGCGTAAGCCAAGAGAAAGACCGTGTTGAGGCTTGTTTAGCTTTCATCGACGTTGACGCAGCTGGCGTTAAAGCAGCAATCGAAAGCGGCAAACCATTAAGCCAAAAGCAAATGGCAGAGCTTTCTTTAAAAGCAGTTAGCAAGAACACTTTAGAAGCATTGAAAGGCGAAAACGCTGGTGCTGTAAAGACAGAAGAGCAGGCAACTGCTGAGAAAACTGCAAAAGAAAACGAAATCGCGGCTGCCGAGAACGACATCCGCAAAGAATTAGGTTTAACTAAAAAAGCATAAGCGCCATGTCAAATCAACTTTTTACAAACTATTCAACTGCGAAAACTTTCGTATTTGATAACCGATATTCAAAAGAAACATTTGAATACACAAATAACGATGTTACAACCGTAACTTTTCCTGTAGGAACAGTTTTAGGTCGCATCTCTGCAACACAAAAAATCGTGCCTTTAGCATCAGGAGCAGCTGACGGAAGCAATATTCCTGTTGGTATTTTAGCGGAAGAGATTTCTGTTGAATACGGCGAAAGCTACTCAGAAGAGGCAGCGTTTTGCAATTACGGCGATGTTGTTGAGAGCCAACTTTCATTCGATGGAAGCGACGATTTAGACACTGTTATTTCAGGACGCAGCTTACGCGATCGCATCGCTGCTGATACTGTAGGCATTCGTTTAATCGCAAGTACAGATTTAACCGGAACAGATAACGCATAAACCTTAAAAAACAAAAACCAAGAAAATGGCAACAATTTCAGCAACAGACGCACGCGGTTTATATACCAAGATGCTTATTGAGGTTTATAAAGAGCGTACTGCTCCAACCTCATTTTTACGCTCTTTTTTCAAAGTAAAAGAGAGTCCAACAAAAAACATTTCAATCGAAGTGCAACGCGGAAGCGAGCGCATCGCTGTAGATGTTCAGCGTGGTACCGAAGGAAATCGTAACAGTTTTAGCAATTCAACTGAGAAAATCTTCGCTCCACCTTTTTACCGCGAATATTTTGAGGCAACAGAATTAGATCTTTATGATGTAATGATGGGTCAAGGCACAGTTGATACTGCTGTTGTGGCCGCATTCATTGATTCAGTTGCTGACCGTTTGAGAATGTTACAAGACAAAATCGAGCGTTCGTATGAATTACAATGCTCACAGGTTCTTGAAACCGGTATTGTAACGCTTCAAAACGGCACAAACATCGACTTCAAACGTAAGGCTGCTTCATTGGTAAGCTTAACAGGAACACCTTGGACGAGTAACTCTTACAACCCGTTGGACCATTTGGCTGCAGGTTGCGAGTTCTTACGTAAGACAGGTAAGGCGCAAGGTAATATTTTTAACGTGATCATGGGTAGCTCAGTAAAAGCCGCTTTCAACACGAACACAAATATCACCGACATTGCTTCTCAATTTCAAACTTTGAATTTCATGGATTTACGTCAGCCTCAAAAAGACGCAATTGGTGGAGTAAGCCACGGTAAAATCGCAGCTAAGGATTATATCCTTAACATTTGGACTTACCCTGAGTTTTATGATACAGCATCCGCTGACGGCAATGCATATATCAATGCAAAGAAGTTTGTTATCCTTCCGGAGAATCCAAACTTTGTAATGGCACACGCAGCGGTTCCGCAATTAATTGGTGGGCCAGTTAATAAAGGTGCATTCGTAGTTGGTGAATACAAGGACGAGCGTAACACCTCACACATTTTCGACATCAAGTCGGCAGGTGTTGCAGTACCTGTTGCAGTTGATCAAATTTACACAGGACAACCAATCGTTTAGGCCATGACTTACGAGGTAATTGCTTTATCTGTTGGTGGCAAAGGAAACAAAATCTTCAAATTAGGAGATACCGTTACCGATGCACAGTTTCCAAAAGGGAACGCAGCAGAACTGGTTGAAAAAGGATTCTTAAAGGCTGTAAAAGAGCCGGTAATCGAACCCGTAAAAGAGCCAGCGAAAAAAGAGGAGCCTGTAAAGGCACCTGCGGCAAAGAAAAAGTAAATTAATAGTTGTTTATTATAAACGGGTGGTGGTAAAAAAGCCACCCGTTTTTTATTAAGATGGGATTAAGAGAGCAGGCCAAGGCCGATATAGAAAATATTACAAGCAACACCAACGAGTTTGCTATTTCCATGACGTGGACCTCTCCTGATGCCGAAACTTGCACCGTGTCAGGATTACACACTCGACACCATTTAGGAGTTGATACGGATGGAAATGCAGTTAACAGTCGCAAGGCGCATGTTTCCGTTGCGGAGCAGCATTTTATTGATGCTGGTTACACCATAAGAAACGCCAATGGCGAGGTTGATCTTGATGGCCATAAGGTGGTCGTAAATGACAGCAATGGCGTGGCCCGTACTTACGAAATACAAGAGTGGTTTCCGAATGAAACGGTGAGTTTAATAACATGTATTTTAGCAGAATATGCCGCAGATTAATTCGATAATAGCAAACCAAGCATTTGAGGTTTTACGGGACCGCATTTACGAGATATTGTTTGATGAATTAGACAATCAATTTCGGCTTTCAGGAGATTATGATCTTGATGTTTTAGTTTTAAAAGAATCATCAGGTCCGTTTGATATAGCCCATTTACCTGTTTGCAGTGTTTCATTAGCCACGGGCGATTGGGGAAATGAGAACCAAGGCAGCGACGATGGCACGTATCAATTTAATATTGATATACACACCGCCGCAAAAAATGGTCCTGCAGGTCCTGGAGATCAAGCAGCGACTTTATTACTGCATCGTTTATTAGGAATTTGCCGTGCGATTTTACGAGATCCAAAATACAAGACATTAGGTTACGCCACCGGTCCGGGCATTACGCCGTTTATTATGAACACGAAATGCTCAAACTTCAATATTGCAGCTCCTGGCAATCAGGACGCGAACAATACAATGATGGGCAGGTTGGTTTTTACCGTGAGAGCAAATGAAGTTATCGCCTTTATTGAGCCTGACTTGATCGCTGGTTATGATACCACGGTTAAGATTTCGGACTCAGAGCAAGGTTATGTTTATACAGGAGAAAATTATTAAAAATGGCAGCAAAAAGTGAAGCAACATTAATTAGTGATATAGCGGCGGCGGTTTTATCCGGTGGTCGCAGGACAACGGCAGCCAATGTCCGCGCTTTATTGGCGGATATATTGGACTCTTATGCGAACATTGTGGATGGCGGCCAAATATACCAGGCTGAGGTCGGATATTCGAGTGTCTTTAATCCAACACAAAACACATCATTTGTCACTAAAAAATGGGTCGAGGACAACTTTGTGGCCCTTGGCGGCATCGGATCCTTATCTCAGACATTGGCTGTTGGAAATACAACAGGCGGATATAATATTGTTCTAAGTGGAACAGATGTTATTGCAGATTCATCGAGCACTGTTTCGTTTTTAGATTTAAATAACCAAAGGCTGTATTTTTTCGACGGCTTTAATAGATTCGCTCTGCAATCTGATTTGTCAAGCGGAATTATTGAGTTGAATGCACGCGACATGGTTTCGGTTACACTTGAGCATAGTTATGTGCAAGCGCTCGTTAACGGCGTTAATATTGGGTGTTACAGCCAAACCACCGGGAATGAAACAAAATTAAATTTTGGAACAATCTATTCAGAAATATCATCAACATACGCGAGTTATACCGGGTTGACGTATGCGGCCGATTATTCATCGAATTACACATCGAGGAGCTTAGTCGACAAAGGATATATTGACGGGTTAATTTACGATTTAACGGGAATATATCAGCCTTTAGATGCCGATCTAACAAGTTGGGCGGCCATTACAAGGGCGGCAGGATTTGATACGTTTGTGGCATCGCCATCGAGCCTGAATTTAAAATCATTGATCACCGACGAGACCGGCTCCGGTGCTTTAGTATTCGGAACATCGCCAACCTTTACAACTGATATTACCACGCCTTTAATCATTGGTGGTTCGGCAGTAGGTTCTAATATAACTTACAA